AGGAAAGAGACGTTGTGGTAAGAGTAGACTCTCAGCAGTAGCCCTCTTGGTGGAGGGACTGAGGTGTCCTCAAGGCTCAGCAGTAATGTATGTAGCCCCTACCCAAGGGCAAGCAAGACAGATTATCTGGGACTTGCTAATGGAGCTGGGTAGAGATGTAATCAGTAACAGTCATGTCAACAACATGGACATCACACTGATCAATGGTGCTAAGATTTATGTTCGGGGTGCTGATAGACCAGATACCCTTCGAGGAGTCAGCTTAACATTCCTGGTATTGGACGAAGTAGCTGACATTAAACCTGACACCTGGGAGAAGGTCTTACGTGCTTCGTTATCAGACAAAAAGGGTAAAGCACTCTTTATTGGGACTCCGAAGGGACGCAACTGGTTCTACGATATGTATAACTTGGGGTCGTCTGAAGAAGATGAGGAGTGGAAGAGCTGGCACTTCACAACCAAAGACAATCCGCTTATTGATCCGAAAGAGATTGAGGGAGCTAAAAAGACTTTATCGTCATTCAGTTTTAAGCAGGAATACGAAGCAAGCTTTGATAACGCAGGAACAGACTTATTCAAAGAACAATGGATAAAGTATGGAGAAGAACCTGTTGAAGGTGTTTATTACATAGCAATAGACTTAGCAGGGTTCACCAATGTTAACTACTCCTCTGCAAGATCAAAGAAACTAGATGAATCAGCTATCGCTGTGGTTAAAGTAACTGAAGATGGTGAATGGTTTATAAAGAAGATTGAGCATGGACGCTGGGATGTTAAGGACGCAGCAGCTAGGATTCTGAAGAACATTAGAGACTTTCAACCAGTAGGTGTAGGAATTGAAAGAGGAACAGTACGTAACGCTGTGCTGCCCTACCTCAGTGATCTAATGAGATCAAACAACGTCTACGCAACAATACAAGATTTAACGCATGGTGGTAAACAAAAGACTGAAAGGATTGTCTGGGCATTACAGGGACGATTCGAGCATGGTAAGGTAACACTGAATGAAGAAGAGGATTGGACACAGTTTGTGGATCAGCTTCTAATGTTCCCTACTTCGCAGGTGCATGACGACTTAGTAGATGCTTTATCTTATGTCGACCAGTTAGCTGTAACAACATACTTTACAGATGAGATGGACGATGAATATGAACCTAATGACTTTATATCGGGATATTAAATGAGTATAACTGGTAGCTTATTTCGGATGGTTGCTCCTGCGTTAGTGGATAACCTGGAAGCACAAGGCTTGTTTAAAGGCACTACTAGAGCAACACCTAGTCTAGTACCTGAGATGTTCATTGGTAGGGAAGGTATTAGTAACTTAGGTGAGGCAGGAATGATTGACGCTCCTGTTGCTACGAATCTCTTAGAGAACGCACAGCGTGATTGGTTTAAGTTACCAGCAGACGAGTGGGATAAGCTCTACGGTAAAGAAGCCATAGCATTTGACCCAGTAGCTAACAAAGCAATGCTAGAGATCAGTGATAAGAACGTAGACTTACGCAAAGGTGTAGATCTGAATAAGATCCCTGAGAATGAGATCTTAGCATTCGATGAAGTATTCAAAGCAGATGTTTTAAAGAAAGCTTATCCAGATATCGAAGACGTAACAGTTAGTTTTATCGATGATTCTGTCTCCCCTCGCTTAGCAGCTTACGCTCCTGAGCAGAACATGATTCTATTTAATCGTCAACATCCTGACTGGAGACAAGCAGATACCCCAGTTAAAGTAGCTCTGCATGAGATCCAGCACTACGTCCAAGGTAAAGAGTTATTCACTAGAGGTGAAAGCTTTACTGGTGTTCTAAACCAGAACGACTCCTACAATCAAGCAACCAGTTCTTTAACAAAAGCTATTACTCAATCTCCTGCTGAAAGCCTACGCTTTGGAAAGACAGAGAAGCTTGGGTTTAATCCTGACAACGTAGCAGAAGCAATTGCTGCGTTATCTAAACCAGATGGACTATCTGCTCGTAAATCTTTAGAGCAATCGTTTAAAGATAAACAAATGGTAGATAAATTTATAGCAAAAGCTAGTAATTATCCTACAATAAGCACAGCACTCCAAGCTAAAGACCAAGCAAGTCAGGGTTATAATAAATCTGTAGCAGACTACATGAAAGTAGCTGGAGAAGTATTTGCTCGTCAGACTGAGCAGCGTCGTGGTATGAGTGCCACAGAGAGAGCTGCTAATCCTGCAATGAGAGCTATCGAGACAGATCCTCAGAACATGATGGCAGGTGTGACTATTGATAACATGACTGCTCCTCGTGCTGAAGGACAACAAGCATCTATGGGTGAGTTTACTATCAATCCTGGCAAAACTCAACGATCTAACACTACTCCTACGTATGAAAAAGCATTTGATCTTTTAAACGTAGGCGAAGGAGATACAGTGCTAGACTATGGTGCTGGCATGGGTCTAGGATCTTCATCTGCTCGTAAACGTGGTGCGAATGTGGTAACTTTTGAACCAATTCCTCCTAAAGACTTTACTCCAGACTTTACAAACGCTGCTGATATTCCTGAAGCAGTAGCAAACAAAGCTGTTAATATGAATGTTTTAAACGTATTGCCTCCTGCTCAGCGTAACGAAGCAGTGACAAGCATTGGTAGATCGTTAATGCCTAACGGAGAAGCAATCATTAATGTACGTGGTGCAGCAGAAGTAAACTCTGCTAAAAATAAAATTAAATCAGAAGACGGTTATATTATTGGTTCTGGTAAAGAAAGAACTTTCCAAAAAGGATTTACTCAAAAAGAATTAAAAAGTTATGTAGCAGAAACACTAGGCGATGGTTATGTTGTTGAGAGTGTACCTGGCTTATCAGGTGCTACAGTTAGAATTAAAAAACTAGAAAGTGCTGCTCCTGTTCAGTTTACTGATCCGTTTGCTATGCAAGTTCCACAATCCACAATCCCTGAAGGAATGTAAGAATGGCTGAATTTAAAGAAGATATCACAACAGAAGATGATCGTGAGTTAGTCTCATTCATCGTAGATCATTGCAATCGTTGGAGAGATCACCGAGATGTAAACTATTTAGATAAATGGGAAGAGTATGAAAGATTGTTCAGAGGAATCTGGGATGGGCTTGACAAGACTCGTGAGTCCGAAAGATCTCGTCTTGTTACTCCCGCCCTCCAACAAGCTGTGGAGTCGAAGCAAGCTGAGATTTCTGAAGCTGTCTTTGGTCGTGGTGAGTTCTTTGATATTGTTGATGATCGTATGGATCAAGACAAGAATGACATTGCTTTAGTACGTCAACAGATGCATGAGGACTTTAAGTTCTCAAAGGTTAAGAAAGCATTAGATGATATTATTCTCTTAGGAGAATTATACGGTACAGGTATCGGAGAGATTACCGTAGAAGAGAAGACAGTGATGTCTCCTTCCACCCAGCCTATCCCTGGCACTGCTATGGCAGCTATCGGTGTAAGTGAACAGAAGAAGTTCATGGTTCAGCTCCACCCAATCAACTGTCGTAACTTCCTCATTGACCCTAATGCTCGTGATATAGAATCATCCTTAGGTGTTGCAATTGAGGAGTATGTCCCTTATTACAAGATTGTTCAGGGCATGGTCGATGGTACATATCGTAAGGTAGGAATTACTCCTAGCTACAGCGACATGAGCTTAGAACCTGTCCAAGAGATATCTCCTAAGCAGGATGATAAGGTACGAGTCATTCGTTACTATGGTCTTGTTCCTAAGGAATACTTAGAAGAGTTACAGAAGAAAGACGGAGAAGAGATTGTAGATCTGTTTCCTGAAGGTTCTATGGCTGAAGACTACCAAGACATGGTAGAGGCTATCGTCATTATCGCTGATGATCAGTGGCTCTTAAAAGCTGAAGAGAATCCTTACATGATGAAGGATCGTCCTATTGTTGCTTATCAAGCTGACTCCATGCCTGGTCGTTTCTGGGGTCGTGGTACTGCTGAGAAGGGCTACAATATGCAAAAAGCTATTGATGCTCAGATCCGTAGTCACTTAGATTCCTTAGCTCTTACTACATCACCTATGATGGCTATGGACGCTACAAGGCTACCTCGTGGTGCTAAGTTTGATGTACGTCCTGGTAAGAATATCTTAGTCAACGGCAATCCTAACGAGATTATGATGCCATTCAAGTTTGGTACAACTGATCCTCAGAACTTCCAGACTGCTCAGAACTTCCAAGCAATGCTCCTCCAAGCTACAGGTACAATTGATAGTACTGCTATGCCTGGACAGGTAGCTGCTGGGGAAGCCTCAGGTGCTGGTCTTTCTATGGCTCTCTCAGGCTTGATGAAGAAGAACAAGCGTACCTTGATTAACTTCCAAGAAGACTTCTTAATCCCCTTCATTACTAAAGCTGCCTACAGATTCATGCAGTTTGACCCAGATCGTTATCCTGTACAAGACTTTGTGTTCTTGCCTGTATCTACCCTAGGAATGGTAGCTCGTGAATACGAACAACAGCAGATGATGGGCTTAATGTCCACCTTAGGAGCAGAATCTCCTATCGTTCCTCTGCTCTTACAGGGTGTAATTCAGGGTTCTAGTATCTCTAATCGTGAAGAAATCGTATCAGGACTCCAACAAATGAGCCAACCTGACCCAATGCAACAGCAAATGCAGCAACTTGCTATGGCTACAGCTCAGGCTACCCTACAGAAGACCCAGGCTGAGGCTGCTAAGGCGATGGCTGAGGCACAAAGAGCTGGAGCTCAGGCTCAGGCAATCCCTGTAGAGACTCAAATCAAGGCTGTAGAGGCTGCGAACAAGCCACAGGGTGCTGACCCCTTCGCACAGGTAGAGAAAATAGCTAATCTAGCCCTTAAAGAGGCTGACATCATGTCTAATGAGCGTATCGCTATGTTACAAACTGCTACGAAAATGCAATAAAGCTTGACAAATTACAAAAAGTATGTTATAATATATATATTACCACAATAAACTCTCCTTGTCAAGGAAAAAGAGAATGAATAGAGAACTACAAGATTACTACGAAAACAGATTCAGCATGACAGCTACCCAGGGGTGGCGGGATCTGTTAGAAGATATAGATTTAATGCTTAGCTCCACAGACACCGTCAAAGGTGTAGAAACTGTTGAGCAGCTCCACTTCAGAAAGGGCGAAGTCTCTATCATGACGTGGCTTAAGAACTTAAAACAGTCTAGCGAAGAAGTATATGAGCAGCTTCAGCAGGAAGAAGACAATGCCCAGACGACTGTTTGAATTTGAATGTAAGAATTCGCATATCACCGAAGCCTTCGTCGATGTAGACACAAAAGAAGTTCGGTGTGGTGAGTGTGGCGAGATTGCTACTCGCATTCTTTCCTCTCCTAGGTTGGGTTTAGATCCAATCTGTGGAGATTTCCCTAGTGCTACTGCACGATGGGCAAAGATGAGAGCTGAGAAGCTGACATTGGAAAGAAAAACAAAAGCAAATCACGGCTCGTAAATGGACTCTTGACCACCGAGCTATTTTAAATGTCCTAAAATCGCATTGCGACAGGAGAATATACATGGCTGCTAATTTTATCGAACGGCAAGAAGAAGTAACTGACGAGAAGTACATTGATCCAACACAAGACGTAGCACTACCAGAGTCTACTGAACAAGTAGAACAACCTGAAGAGGCTGCTCCTGAACTACCTGAGAAGTATCGTGGTAAAGCTCTAGACGAGATTATCAGGATGCATCAAGAAGCCGAGAAGTTAATCGGACGACAGGCACAAGAGGTTGGTGAAGTACGTAAGTTAGCTGATTCACTTCTAAAGCAACAACTCGAAACGAAGCACGACACACAGCCAAGTAAAGCACAAGAGATTGATTGGTACGAAGACCCTGCTAAGGCAGTAAATCAGGCAGTAGCTAATAACCCACTCTTAAAGCAATTGCAAGAACAACAGGCTCAACAAGCCCAAGTCGGTGCATTGCAGACGATTGAGAAAGCTCATCCTGATTATTTAAGTGTAGCACAATCTGAAGACTTTGCTTCTTGGATTCAAGGATCAAAGGTACGGATGGAATTATTTGCTAAGGCAAACAACTACGATGTAGATTCAGCATTAGAATTGCTAGAGACTTATAAGTCTATACGCAACGTCAAACAACAAAAAGTAGAAGCTACTAAAGCTGCTGACGAATCGCTGAAGAAGGTCGATGGAGAAAGCCGAAGCAAGGCACTTAAGACTGCTGCTGTCCAACAAGGTGGCACTGGAGAGTCAACAAAACCTGTTTATCGTCGTGCAGATCTTATTCGCTTAAGAATGCAAGATCCTTCCAGATACGAAAGCATGGCAGAAGTAATCGCTGCATATCAGAAAAATCTAGTATTGGCAAACCTGGTCAATAAAATGACCATGAAAGGTAAGAAGGGCGATACGCTCCATATTCCTAAGCCAACACGTGGTGTTGCAACAGCTAAAGCAGCTAACACTGCAGTTACCATCCAAGCTGACACCGAGACAGAAGTATTAGTTTCGATTGACCAGCATTTCGAGTACTCACGTTTTATCGAGGACATCGTCGAAGTTCAGGCTTTGGCATCACTACGTCGTTTCTACACTGACGACGCTGGCTATGCTTTGGCTAAGAAGGTTGACGACACGTTGTTTGGTTTAGGTAAGTCCTTTGGTAACGGTGACGCTTCTGACTGGACACACAGCACCAGCTATTACATCGACACTTCTACTGGTCTCACAGCTTACGCTGAAGACACTGTAGTTGCTGCTGACGTATTCACTGACGCTGGCTTCCGTGCCTTGATCAAGCTCATGGACGATGCTGATACCCCAATGGATGGTCGTTTCTTCGCTGTTCCTCCATCATTGCGTGCAGCTATCATGGGTATTGATCGTTACAATAGCTCTGATTTCGTTGATGGTCGTGGTGTAAACAACGGTCAGATCGGTCAGCTCTATGGTATCGATATCTATGTAACAAGTAATGCTCCAATCATTGAAACTGATGCTAACAACAGCGTTGGTGGAGATGTTAAAGCAGCTATCTTGGCTCATCGTGATACAATGGTATTGGCTGAGCAGATGTCTGTACGTAGCCAAACTCAGTACAAACAAGAGTATTTATCTACTCTGTACACTGCTGACACCCTCTACGGTGTTAAAGTAGTACGTCCTGAGACTGGCTTTGTATTAGCAGTTAACGGCTAATAGTAGTTCCTAAGACTCTCCAGCTTCGGCTGGGGAGTTTTCTTTAAGTGCATTCGCTGAGTGTATTTAAACAAATAAGGAGATAGATTTTGGCAATTTATCGTGGAGCAGGTGGTTCAGGCGATGCTGTAGGAGATGCTACTAGTGAAGTCTTATTAGCACTACAAGCTAAAGACGCTGCTATTGCTGCAGAGGTAGCTGCTGAGACAGCTCAAATTGCTGCTGAGTTAGCAGAGACCAATGCAGAAACTGCTGCAACTAGTGCAAGTAGTAGTGCATCTGCTGCTTCTACCTCAGCAAGCAATGCTTCTACTTCAGCAAGTAACGCTTCAACATCTGCAAGCAACGCTTCTACGTCTGCTACAAATGCTGCTGCATCAGCAGCCACAGCTACTACTCAAGCAACTAACGCATCTTCCTCAGCATCTGCTGCATCTACCTCAGCAAGTAATGCTGCATCATCTGCTTCTAGTGCATCGTCTTCAGCATCTACTGCTACGACTCAAGCTACTAATGCTGCTTCCTCTGCTTCTGCAGCAAGTACGTCAGCAACTAATGCTGCGACAAGTGCATCGGCTGCTTCCACATCTGCTACAAACGCAGCAAGTTCCGCTACATCCGCATCAGGAAGTGCTAGTACTGCTACGACACAGGCTACTAACGCAAGCAACAGTGCATCTGCTGCATCTACTTCGGAAACCAATGCTGCTTCCTCAGCTTCTGCTGCATCGACTTCAGCAACCAATGCTAGTAATTCTGCTTCTGCAGCAAGTACTTCTGCAACTAATGCTAGTAACTCTGCGTCTTCTGCATCTACGTCAGCATCTAACGCATCGACTGCACAGGCTGCTGCTGAGGCTGCTCGTGATTCTGCTTTATCTGCTTATGATAACTTTGATGACAGATACTTAGGTCCTAAATCTACTGCCCCTACATTAGACAATGATGGTAATGCTCTTTTAACTGGGGCTTTATACTACAATACTACATCCAGTGTAATGAATGTCTATACTGGCTCAGCATGGGTAGCTGCTTATGTGTCCGCTGCTGGTGTATTGTTAGTAGCTAATAACTTATCTGATGTCGCAGATGCACCTACTGCTAGAGCTAATCTAGGTATTACTGTTACTGATCTATTAGAAAATAATCAAACTATTGCAACAAACTATACCGTTACTGCTTCTAAAAACGCATTAGCGGTTGGACCAATAACAATAAACACAGGAATATCTGCTACAGTAGGTACAGGTCAAAGATGGTTAATTTTAAATTAAGGAATTAATATGAGCAACTTAAAAATTCAAGGGAATGCTGGTGGTGCTGGGACAACTACTCTACAGTCTGGTAATACTTCCAATAGTGTAACCTTTTCATTACCTATTGCTGACGGAACAAATGGTCAAGCACTGATAACAGATGGTTCTGGTGTTCTATCTTTTTCTGGTGTTGGTACAGATGCAAGCCTTATTACTAGTGGTACTTTAGCAGTAGCTCGTGGCGGTACAGGAGCTTCTACATTTACTGGAGTCTTAAAAGGTAACGGCACTTCTGCGGTTACAGCAGCTACAGCAGGAACAGACTACGCTGGTATAGATACTGCTCAGACATTTACAAAAGGTCAAAGAGGCGAGATTACTGCCCTTACAGATGGTACAACCATTACTCCTGATTTAGCAGATTCTAATAACTTCTCTGTTACTCTTGGTGGCAATCGCACCTTAGCAAACCCAAGCAATATTACTGCGGGTCAATCAGGCTCTATCTTTATTACTCAAGATGGCACAGGAAGCAGAACTCTTGCTTATGGTTCTTATTTTGATTTTGCTGGTGGTACTGCACCCACACTTAGTACAGCAGCAGCAGCAGTTGATAGAATAGACTATGTAGTCAGAACAGCTACATCTATCCATGCAGTATTTACAGCTAACTATAGCTAAGGAAAACCATGTCAGTTATCGGTTCTAGTATCATTGCTGGTGCATCAGGTCAAGGTAGTAGTAGTAATGTTGCACTTAGCCTAACTAACTCCCTACGCTTTCGGTCTAGTGCTTCTGCTTATCTAAGTAGAACCTTTGCAACTCCTACAAGCAGCACAGTTTGGACATGGAGTGCATGGATTAAAAGAGGTAAATTAACAGGAACATATCGTCTGTTTGGAGCAAGCACAACAACTTTTTTGACTTTTAATAGTTCGGATCAATTAAATTTAACTATTAATAATGTTTCTGCAGCAACATCAACTGCTGTTTTTCGTGATCCATCTGCTTGGTATCATGTTGTTTATCAACAAAACGGATCTGCACAAATAATATATGTAAATAATGTTTCTGTTGCAACAGGCACAACAGCAGCATCTATATTTAATACAGCAATTGCTCATCAAATTGGAGCAGCAAATACTGCTAATCATTTTGATGGATACATGACCGAGGTCAACTTTATC